CACATTGTATGTTGTGGACTGTTGTGATATTGAAAAGATGAATTATGTTTTACAAGGTGTTGATGTGGTAATTCATACAGCTGCAACAGCACATGAAGGACTTTCTGTATTCAGTCCTAGTTTTATTACAAAAAATATCTTTGAAGCTTCTGTAGCCACAATCTCAGCTGCTGTTCAAAATAAGGTAAAAAGATTTGTATATTGCACATCAATGGCAAGATATGGTAATCAACCGCACCCATTTACAGAAGATATGACACCACAACCTGTTGACCCATACGGTGTCGCCAAAGTTGCAGGTGAAGATGTATTAAAGATTCTATGTGAAACACATGGCATGGAATGGAACATTGCTGTGCCACATAACATTGTTGGTCCTCGTCAAAAGTATGACGATCCTTTCCGTAATGTAATGAGTATTATGATTAATCGTAATCTCCGTGGACTACCAGCAATCATTTATGGTGACGGGTTACAAACTCGGTGTTTCTCGTATGTTGATGATTGTGTTGGTTGCTTAGAAAAGATGGCTTTGGATCCTAAAGTTGTAAGTCAGATTATTAATATTGGACCTGACGATGGCACAGTAACAATTAAAGATTTGGCCAAATTGGTTGCTGATGCAACAGGATTTAAAGGTGAAGCCGTTCATATGCCAGACCGACCACGAGAAGTCAAACATGCTGATTGTTCTGCCGACAAAGCAAGATGGTTATTAAATTATGAAACAAAGACAACACTAGAACAGTCCATTAGAGAAACGGTTGAGTATATCAAAGAAAAAGGTCCTAAGAAATTTGATTATGCTTATCCACTAGAAATTATTACCGATAAAACTCCTAAAACTTGGTCAGAAAGATTAATGTAATGGCATCTATATCATTTCTTCATTTGGCTTCGGCTGGTAAATCAATATCAACAGAAAAAGTTGTCAGTAATATTAGACAGTATCATCCTAATGCTTATTATTTTTTGGGATCCGATGCAGCTGATGATTTATCTAATATTGCTAAAGAATATAAATTAGATTATCATTACTTTGATGATAAGTTGGGATACCCAACACAACCTTTTGGTTACAGAAAAGAAAAGGTATTATTGTGGTTGGAACGATTTCATTATGCCTGTGAGAATTGCAATACATCACATATCATGATGGTAGAAGATGATGTTTGGATTAAAAAACCAATCACAGTAAAAGATGAATGGGAGATGGCTTGTCATAAGATTAGTCATGGTAATCGTTTTCCACCAGAAGTTTTAAAAATGATGGAAGATTTTTCTGGTGTAAAACCTAAAACTGATTTCTATGGCGGTGGCGGTGGTTCAATTTATAATGTGAAAACATTTTTAAAGAACTACACAAGAATGACCGCATTGATTAATGATAAGTGGGATTACATACAAGACAATCATTATCCTACAATTGGTTGGATGGACTGTTTAATGGTCGCATATTATTTCTTTTGTGGTAAAGATTACACGGAAAATCCGTATATGACAGATACACATCATCACCAAAAAGGCTTTGATTTTGATAAGTTTGTAGAAGAACAACCTGAACATATTGAAATCATTAACAATTATAAAAAATATTATTGGCCTAATGAAAGTGAAGTTATAACATTTAATACAGAATTGATATGAACGACATAACAATAGTTACCGCTTTCTTTGATATTGGCCGTGGTGAATGGACACCAGACAAAGGACTGCCACACTATCTACACAGAACAACGAAAACATACCTTGACCGATTTGGCCACATGGCTAAATTGGAAAATCCAATGGTCGTTTACACATCAAAAGATTTAATTGATGAGGTAAGATTTCTTAGACAAGACAGACCTACCGACATTCTCACGCTTGATTTTCCTAATAGCTTTGAAAAGTTAAGAGAAGAAATTACTAGAGTTCAAAAAGATTCTAGTTATCAAGCTAAAATAAATCCCATGCAAGTAAAAAATCCAGAATACTGGAATGCTGACTACGTTCTCGTCAATCTACTTAAATCATCTTTTGTAACAAAAGCCATGCAAACAAATTTAATAAAAACAGATTTGGTTGCATGGCTAGATTTTGGTTATTGCCGTGAAGAATCCACTCTCAACAATGTAAAGAAATGGCAGTATCCTTTTGCCAAAAACAAGATTCATTTCTTTAATTTAAAAGATTGGAAAGAAGGAACATATATCGAAGATGTTATTTTTAATAATGATGTTCATATTACTGGACCGTGTATTGTTGCAGGCAAAGATATGTGGTCTATATTGGAACAACTAGTTCACCACAATGTTGATGAATTACTCAAAAACAATTTAATAGATGATGACCAAACTTTATTGTTGATGTCATACTTACAAAAACCAGAATTATTTGAATTGCATAAAGTGAATAATGACGATTGGTTTATAGTATTTAAGGAATATAATGAAAATACAAATTAATTGTACCGCCAATCTTGGTGATTTTATGAACGCTTATCCTGTTTTATCGGGTTTGGCTAAAAAAGAAAAGATTGATTTAATCATTCGGTCTGAAATGAGAAAGTTTACTGGCCTTAGAGAATTTTTAATGTATCAAGGTATTTTTAGTGATGTTAGTTTTGATGATGAAATTATTATCATTAGTGGTATTACTAATCTGAGTTCATGGACAAGAATGGACAGAAATGATGGAAATCGTCCTATTGAAACTTGCCGATATGAAAATTGGATGCGAGATAATTATCCCAACATTGATTTTGAAGTTGATGATGATTGTGAAATCAAAGTTGACCCAATGCCCAATATAGCTATAGAAACTACCAGCAAATACATCATTGGTGACCGATGGAATCATTCAACGATTGATACACGCAGAAACACAAATGTGATTGAAAACGGTGTCGAACCTGATCCAGAAAAAGTATTTTATTTGGATTACAGTAAATCAATCATGTATAATCTTAATCTAATTAAAAATAGTCCAAAACCATTTATCACCACATTCACAGGTATTGGTATTATCGCAGACTTAATGAATAAAGAAACGATTGTTGGATGGGACGAAGATATGAGAATTTGGGATGGTAAGCCAGTTGGTTTTGATTTTGAAAGACATTACTATGGCAATCGTAAATCAAAATTGGTTTATGTGAAAGATATTAAACTATGATTATCAATATTGAACCAGGCACTTTTGGTACAGTTCGCAATGGTGATATGATTGCTGTTGCAAATGTTTTAGAACATATTAGAAAAACAAATAACAATCCTACAATACAGTTTCATTTGAAACCAGGAAATGTTAGCTCAGACACACATTGTCAAACATTTTATGAGATAATGTTGAAGATGACTAACTATTTTTCCAAAGAAGAAGGTACAGAATCTTTACCTTGGAGAAAAGTCAATGTTTGGGATTTCAGAGATATATCTGGTGACTTGGTTAAAATACCAAATAACGCACCAATGGAAAAAAAGATTACAATCTTCCCTTTGTTTGATGCTCCATATAATCAATGGAGAAACTGGCCAAGTGAATTATTACCACATTTAGTTGAAAAATATAGTACCGAAGAATATAAGGATTATGAAAAAATAATCTGTAAAAAAGGTGAACCCACCGAAGGTTGCCCATATAAGGGCTGGCGATATTCTACCAACTTTGTTCAGAATTATTACCACATTACCACAGCCGAAGTCTTTATTGGTGGTGATACTGGTTCTAGCCACTTTGCATGGGCGCTTGACAGAGGACCTAAAGACCTGTTATACTATGGATCCAGCAGAGGTTTAGTTCATACTCTACCATTTTACTTATTACAAGGCAAAGGTAGAATGACGAATTATTGGCTGGACTTTGAAGGTACCAAATGGAATTAAAATCCAACAATTTGGGTCGTATATATCTAACCCAATAATTTAATCGTTGGAAACGGTTTGTACCACAAAGGTTAAGAAGTTGTATAAATAAGCAAACCGGCAACCAAAGTGTGTTGCATATCTAGTAAGGAAATCAATGCGGTCTTTTTTATCGTTTCTGAAAGAAGAAACTCAGGAAGTTGATGGTAAACTTAAGCATATTCATCATGCTGAGGATCGTCCACTCTTCCACGGTGCTGTTGGTTTTGAACACGCCAGAGATGCATTGAATACCGCACATGAACAAATTAAGTCTGGCGGCCACAGTTCTCACCTAACCATGAAATACGATGGATCTCCAGCAGTAGTATTTGGACATCATCCAGAAACTGGTAAGTTTTTTGTTGCCAGTAAGTCCGCATTTAACAAGAATCCAAAAATTAACTATACCGAAAAAGATATTGAGAAAAATCACGGACACGCACCAGGATTGGTGGCAAAATTAAAAGACGCTCTACACCTTTCTAAGGTTGTTCCGAAGAAAGGAGTGTATCAAGGTGACATCATGTTTGGCCATGATGATAAGAAAGAAACTAAGGGTGGCGTTTCATTTACTCCTAATACCATTCGGTATACTGCCAAAGGTGATGTGGCAGATAAGATTAAAAAAGCTAAGGTTGGTGTTGTGGTACATACACAATACCATGGTAAGAATATTACCGATATGAAAGCCGATCCACATCCAGATGTGCATAACTTTAAACAACACGAAGATGTATGGCACAAGTCTGCTGAACATGATACCAGCAAAGTAAATTATACCGAAAAGGCACAAAGTCAATATAGAAAACATATTGAAGCTGCACAGGCTATCCATGATAAACATGGTTCTAATATGTACCGTGCAATTCAACCCCATAGTGGTGAGGCTGGTGCATTAGCAACTTACATCAATAAGACTGTTCGCACAGATGAAAAACCAACAGCTAAAGGTTTGCAGAAACACATTACTGATATTTACAAAAAAGCTGCTAGTAAATTAAAAACTCCTGCTGCTCAGTCCCGTAAAATGACAGAGTTAAAAACACATACTAGTCATATTCAAGGTAATGAAGAACACTACAATAACCTATTAAAGATGCATCATCATCTACAACAGGCCAAGAATGTGTTAGTTAATACACTAAATCAACACGAAGGCGGTCTGGAACATCATATAGATAGTAAGAGGTCCAAACCAGAAGGATTTGTAGTTCATCATGCTGGTGAACCAACAAAATTAGTTGATAGAGCAGAATTTGCAAAAGCCAATTTACTTAAAGTTAGAAAATGAAATCATTTTTAGAATTAGTTGAAGAAACCAAACAAGGTGAGAAACACCATGTAATGACCTTTGGTCGCATGAATCCTCCTACAACTGGTCACTTAAAACTTATTCACAAAGTCAAAGATGTTGCAGAGAAACATAAAGCACAACATACTGTGATAGTTTCTCATTCACAAGATTCTAAAAAGAATCCATTATCTGGTGAACAAAAAGTCAAACACCTAAAACGGTATGCACCAGGTACAAATTTCAAAACATCTTCTAAAGAACATCCTTCTATCTTTCATCATGCAGCCGAATTACATAAGAAAGGTGTAACTCACCTTCATGTTGTGGTTGGTTCCGACCGTGTTAAAGAATTCAAAGATTCATTACACAAATATAATGGTGTAAAGGGTAAACACGGCCATTACGATTTCAAAAAGATTACTGTTCATTCGGCTGGTCACCGTGATCCAGATGCTGAAGGTTCTGAGGGTATGTCTGGTACCAAAATGCGCCATCATGCATCTTCAGGCAATTATAAAGAATTTAAAAAAGGTGTGCCAGAACACGTTGCAGACCACCATGCAAAAGAACTCTATCACGACACTCGTAAAGGTATGGGAATACACGAAAATATCAATCGTGGTCTATTCAAAGCAATATTTGTAACTGGTGGACCTGGTTCTGGTAAAGATATTGTCATCCGTGAAGCCATACCTGAATCCCGTGCTGTAGAATTAAACTCAAATCAAGCATACGATTATCTTGCAGACAAACAGAAACTATCTGAAAAAACCAATGATTTCCGTAGAGAGGCCATTCGTAACCGTGGTCCACTAATCATCAACGGACCAGCAGATAATATCGATAAAATCAATCATATCAAAGAAGAACTAGAAGAGCTAGGTTATTCTACAATGATGGTATTCGTCAACACTACCAATGAGGTAAGTCAGGAAAGAAATACCAAATTGGCTCGTATGATGGTAGAATCAATTCGGTATGATAAATGGTCGCAAGCTCAGAAAAATAAACAACTTTTTGCTGAATCCTTTGGCCGGTTTATGCAGGTAGATAACACAGGTTCTTTAGAATCCATTGAAGAAGATATAAGTCAAACTTACCTAAATATTAATGACTTCATTGAAGGCAAAGTCTATGGAGATATATCTTTATCGTGGTTAGAAAAGCACGGTAAGTTAAATATAAGTGACAATTTAATTAAGGAAGAAAAAAATGTTCAAAGCGCTAATAAATTTACTAAAATTAAAACCAATCCAGAACTCCGAGCAGGTGGCCTCGATAGTTTGCCCGCCGACAACCGAGGCAACGAGCCCCAAACAGACGACTTCCGTTACAACGCAGGTAAGCGAACAAAAACCTACACCTTCAAAACCTACAGCGAAGCCCAAGAACCAACGCTCAAAGTTAACCCGGAGCCAAAAGAAACCAACTTCTCCAAAGACAAAGAAAAAGTAAAGAAGAAGCGAATAGTAGATGCCCCAACCGTAAGTCAAAGACTACGGAACACCACAGGTGTGGGGCCAGAATTTGATACACGCCAGCAGGGAACAGTATATCCCATGTCCGGTCTAGGCGATGTAACATACAGAGAACAAAAAGAATTTAATAGTTTTAGAAAAACAATTAAAGAATATAAAGGATTTCAAAATGATCCATCTATACCTGATATGGGA